ATGAGCGAGCTATTTCAACCAAAGATGAGCGCAGACAAAGTGCGCGAGATAGCCGATATGCTCTTAGCCGGTTATGACTTCAAGCAGTATACCAGTGTCATGGTTAAGAAAGAAGTCACGGCCAAGCCAAAGAAACCCGCGCGCGGTGTCATGGACCGTGGGCCAGAGGCGTTCGTCGCCAGTGCATACGTGCACAAGATCATAGAGCATATGCTCTCGGAGTTTGACGAACCGCTCAACATCAAGCACAGGGAGAAAGCCAAAATCATGACCGGGATCACCCGCGAGTGTTCCAAGAGTCATGTTTATGGCCGCTCCGGCCTGAGCCCGGAAGCCTACCCTTCCACGTCGGCCAGGTTCATAGAGAGTGATTACGGCAAGTTTGAGTATTCTCAATCTTTGCGATACCTCTATGACAAGGACGACCCATGGGGGGACAAGACCGGCAAAGGCTGGGACGTCTGCGTCGACGACAGCGCGACAGGCATGCTTGCGTGGGAGCGGCGGCTGATCCGCCACGTTTCCGCGCACTTGCCAGACGTGCTGAACGAACTCGCAGAGATGTCACGCGAATTGAATTTGTCCGAAGACCTGCAAGTCAACTTCAAGCCAAAGGTCAAGATCATCCAAGAGATGTTCGCCAAGGTCAACTTCAGGCTAGTGCTGCTGATGCTCTGTAGGAAGTCTGGCGATGCCCAGACAAGCTACGGCAACCGGCTGCACAACCTTATCGCGATGGCCGTCTCCACGCTTGAGCAACCCAGCAGACTTTTCATGTTGCTGGCGGATTTCTACCACGGTAGAAAGCCGAAGGAGCAAATAAGCTGGCCAATCCACTGGGTCTTCCGCTCGCCGAGCGGCCGCAACATCAGGTTCCGACCATGGGCCGAGGGCGATGATTTCATCGCCCACATTGTGGGAGACGACCAGTGCGCTGCGTCACCGGAGGAATGCGACCTCGAGAAATTGCCGCACCGCAAGCAGGTGCTGACCCAACTGAACAGGTTTGGTCTCGAGAGTTCGTACTTTCTGCGTCGCCAGGGACGCGCCGAGTTCGTCGGCGTGCACTTCCTTATTCAAGATGGCTTCGCAGTGGACGGGGCATGGTGCCCCGATGTGTGCAGAGGGTTGGTGAAGGGCACGGTGGCCACCTCACCCGAGCTGCGCGGTACGACCCAAGCCGAGCGCCTCAACATTGCGTTATCCTTCCATGCGAGATACGCGATGTTTGCTGGACGCGTCGAGCCCATGGCCACGTACTGGTACAGCCTGGCTGAGGACGTGCTCACCGCAGGCGAAGGCCTGCTACAGTACGCAGGGGCCCACAACGTGACGCTTGACTGGGGGACTGCAAGTCAGTTAGGTGCGGAGTTCGGTGAGGTCGTCAACGCGCGAGAGCTGTTCGAAAGACTCTCAAGGGCGTCGATGGCCACGGCCGAACTGCCGCCCGCCCTCCAGAAGAGGTTGGTTGAGGCGTCGGTCGGCGGGGCGATCACTCCCGCGGAGTGGGGCAATTGGGTGGCGGCAGTCCCTGAGGTTTACCAGACTTCAGTGGATGCTTTGGCTGCCTTTCCGTCCTGCATCCGCAACGCCCTGTCCGGCTGACGAAGCCGCA